AGCGTTTTCAGGAGTTCTAAATCCAACACGATCAACTATTTTTCCTGTCGCTACATCTTTTACATCATAAAATCCAGGTTTATTATCATCATGAATGAATAAAAATTCATCAGCATATCTAGATGGTATTTCTTTTGGCCAATCTGATCCTTCCCATATTTTTTTATAGTCCATAGCTTTAGATGGACGATTAGGGACTGATGGAGCTAATTTACCACCAAATGTTTTAATGTAGTCTTTAGCTACTTTATTACCATCTTTCTTTTTACCAAAAGCATATTTAGTAGCTACACCTTCGCCAGTACCAGGAGTAACAGATGCTCCTGTACCTGTCATAGACATTTCTTTTTTCAGTTTAGCTTTTAAAGCTTCTTTTATTTTAGATTTTTTATCTATTTCATTTACAGGAATGCCAGCTATAGTTCTATTATTAAAATTATCTCTTAACCAATTAACTAATTCTTGATTCATATTAAAATCATCAGGTAAATCTTCATTATTTGGTTTATTTTTCCAATCTTTAATCTTGTCTTCCATAAACAAAAGTTCTATATCATCAGCTACAATTCTAGCAGTATCATCATCTATATCTAATTTACTTAACCAAGAATCATTTCTGCTACCATCAGGCAGTTTCATTATTTTTTTCAAAAGCTCAATGGTACTCATAGCTTCACTTACTCCAGGAACAAAACCAAGAATTTTTTTAAAAACTCCAACTCCATATTTTGTACCACTTATTAATTTTAAAATATTTTTTAAATCACCCCATGTTTTTACTTCACTACTTGTTATCTCATTCTCTTCAAGTGTTTTTTTGAAGTTGTTTTTTATAACAATATTTGTTAATTTAGCTTTATTATCCATGGTATTACTTGATATTTTTAATTTCGTCAACTAATTGTTGATATTGAAGTAATGAAACAAGATGTTCATCTTTTACAGATGATTTATTAGAAATTGGCTTTATTAATGTTATAACTTCATTTAATTTAATTTGAGTTACTTTGTCATCAACTTTTTTAGTTAAAGAAGTTAACTCTAATTTAACTTTATTAAGATTTTCGTTGATAAATAATTTTAAATGTTCAGGATTAGAGATATTATTAATAAATTCTTTAAGAACTAATTTTTGTTTATCGTTTAAATTAGAATATTTGTTATTAAATTTTTCAATTAACATCCTATAAGCTAAAATACGAACATTTTTATCTTCTTTAGCTAATTCAATAGCAACATCATTTGTTTCTTCTTTAATGAGTTGTTTTTTAGTAATATGTTCCATTAAGGTAAGTTTATTAAGCACAATTTGTTTAGGCTCAACAAACTTAGTCTCAACAGCTGATTCAAATAGTGTGTAGATGGCAGCTAATGATTTGTAATTAGTAACATTAGATTTAAAGAAACTTTCTAAAGCATAATGTTTTTTAATTTCTTTAATTAAGTTATATTTTTCTTTAAGTAATTGTTCTTTATTTAACTTTTTTACTAAATCTGAAGTTGTATTAATTAGAGCTTCAGCTTTTCCTTCACTTAATTTAGGTGATGTTAAAATAGTATGATAAAGTTTATGTTCTTTAGCTAATTCAGTGTTATGAAAAAATTTTTTCACAATTTTTACTGCTTTAGAATCATTATTAGCTAACGTGTCAGATGCTATTTGACGCACTAATAGTTCAAATAAAACACCTGTGTTACGAAATTTGTTATGTTTTATACGCATAATTTTAGTACAATGATACTACTTATAAATATGTAGTTTATTTAATTTCGTCGCGAATATTATCCTCATTTAGTAAATCACTTTGTTCAAACAATGTTGTTCTGCGACTAATTGGAAGTTTTTCAAACATACTTTTATTTTTAAGGTATGTTTCTAATGCTAAAGGTGAGCCTCCTTTCCATTGTGTTTTAGCTAAGCTATCCTCTTGATCAACTCCTGCTGTACTATATGTTTTAGTTCCAATACGATCTTTACCAAATGGATTATCTTGTCTGTTTATAGTTGATACTGATTTTTGAGGACGACCTACTAATTTTACAGGTTCATTTGGATCTTTTTCATTATATCCTGTTGGAATATTCATATCACCTCTACCTTTACCATAAGCTGCGGCTAATTGAGATGGAGTACCATATACTTGATTTGATTCTGATGGGTCATTTCCTTCTTCTTCAATTTGTTTAAGTCTAAAGGCGCGTTTTTTATCTTCAGCTATTAAATCACGATATTCATCAAATTGATCTTGACTAAAATGGAATAAATGGTCATAAATCCATTCAGTTGGTAATAAGTTATTTTCCATAATTTGAGAAGCTAAATCAACTTTTTCTTTCATTAACATTACACGTTCTTGATCATAAATGATAGAAGGAGTAGTTAATGATAATTCAAAATTTGTTAATGATTCACCATCATATCCTTGAGTATACAAATGAACTAAAGCTATTTTAGTTAATTCTGATAATAAAATTCTTTGAATACGTTCTACTGTGCGAGCAAATCTAATATCTTCAGCTGCGAGGGTAGCTTTACCAGTCAAATCTTTTTCATATCCTAAAAATGCTTTAGGTATTTTAAGAGCAGCGAATAGTTTATCTCTTAAATAATTAACGTCTTCAATTCCGTTATACTCCATTCCTTTAGCTGTATCAATACGAGTTGATTGATCATTTCCACGAACAGGGATATAAAAGTCTTCCATCATGTTCATCATGTTATACTTAAGATTATATTGTCCTGTTTGAGGGTCTATATAAGGAACTTTCTTAAGTTTTTGAACAGTTTTTTGCATAAATGCTTCTACCTCATTTGGAGGAATAGCACCTACATTCATATAAAATATTCTTTTTTCAGGAGCACGAACAATACGATGAATTAACATCGCATCTTCCATTAATACCATCTGTTTGAATATTTTACGACCAGGTTCTAAATAACTTCTACCATAAGGTAAATAATTGACATCACTTATTAATCTAAAGTGAGCCATTTCATAATTTTCAAAATATATGTCTGAAGTAGATGTACCTACAGCGAATTGAGTTTGTGGGGTTGTTATACCTGATACAGATGTTGGATCGTATTTAAATCTCACATAAGTAGGATTTTTAGGATTAGTACCTTCTTCTCTTATAATTGAATAAGCTGAGAATGGAATTACATTATATACACCAAATTTTTCAGCTATTTCTAATTTAAGATAAAAATCACCATACTTACACATATTACGAGCCCAGCTCCATAAATTAAATTCAACATTTAATACATCATAAAATAAATTGTATAAAATCTTTTGAATATTTTCATTAGATGATCGAATATGAAGCATTTCACCATGTTCATTCTTTAAAGTACATTCATCCGCTATAACATCAAGTGCAGAAGCTACAATAGCATCAGTATCCATTGATTCATAATCTGTATATAGTTGTACTCTTAATGTTTGGTAGTTATAAACGTTATTTACATTGTAAATACCAGCACCTGATGTTGTATAAATTTTAGTAAATCGGTCTACAAGAGCATTAGTTTGTAAAGTACCTAATGATTGTATTCGACCTGTATCAATTACTCTTAACTCATCTCCACCAACGTTACGAATAACAACATCTGAGGAAAAGAGCCGTTTTAAATTATCAAATAATCCCATGTTTAATTGTATATGTTATAAATATTAGTTTATATTAACCAACTTATATCTTCTGTATTGCCTCTACCATCATCCATTTGCCAAGGATTAGTAGAGTTAGGAGAATGAGGTGAATAAACACCAGTTGTTGATGGAAGATAATTAATTCTACCTATACCTCCAAGCGAAGCGCGAGTTAAATCTATACTTGTTTGACTAAATCTTAAAGCGGTATCACGAAGAAATAGTCCTATACCTAAAGACATTACTAAATCATCATTATAACCATCACTAGATTGAGCTTTACCATTTTTCCAAACAAATGTTCTTAATTCTTCTAATGTTCTGCGAGATTGAATAACACAAGCTCGTTCTCTCATGTATGATTCTAATTTAGATACAACTAATGGTCTTGATTTTTGTGAGTTTGTAAAACCAGGTACTAAATTATTATTATTTCTGTTTAAATAATTATCTATTGTTACATTAGATGTATCTGATTTAGAAGAATAATATAAATTTTGATATCCTCTATCAATAACTGTTTGAACTGTATCCCATCCTATATTAGAGTTTTCAATTACTAATAAAGCATTATTCCATTCTGTAGCTATTGATACTAATAAGTGACCATAATCACGAGTACTAATTTGTCCTTTATATTCTTCTACTTGAGTAGCAGTTTCAATATCAATAACATGACAAGCTGAATAGTCTTTACCATCACCTCTAGCGACGTCAGCTACAACTAAATATTGTTTTGTGTAATCTGGATATTCCCAGCGCCATAAATTACCATCAAATCCACCTTTAGCTATAGGATCTTTTTGATAAGTAGCTATATACCAATTTAAAATATCAGGTTCAACTACTGTATCACCTGAAGTGCTAAAGTCACAATCACATTCTTGAGCAGCGTTACGAGGGCCTAAAATAGCGTCTTGTTCATCCCTCCATTTTTGATTTCTTTCAGGATGTACTGTCCAAGGTAATTTAATAGATATAAATCCATTTTTTCCTTCTTCTCCACCAATAAAGGTTCTATGGAACCAGTTACCAGTACCAAATGGTGTTGATATAGCAATACATTGACCACCTGTAGCTAAGGTTTGTTGAGCAGAAGCAAAAATCTCATCTATACCTTCAATGAAAGCAGCTTCATCTAGTAACAGTAATGATACTGCTTCAGATCTACCTGCGTCACCAGTAGCGCCAATAGCTTTAATTTGAGAACCATTTGATAATTTAAGAGATAATTTATTATCTTCTGTTGCTTTTAATTTAAGCCAACCAGGTAAATTTTCATAAGCAAATCTTACTTTAGTTACCATGTTTTTAGCTGTTTCTTGTTTAGTAGCTATACAAAGAACATTTTTATCTTTGTTAAATAACATTAACCAAAGTGAATAAGCTGATACTAATGTTGAGATACCTAATTGTCTTGATTTATTTACTATACTATATCTATTCTTTTTGAATTGATGTAATACACCTTCTTGAAATGGATATAAATTAAATTGAATACGACCACGTTGTGGGTGTTGAATCCAATAATATTTTTTCATAAAATAAACAGGATCTTGAGCGCATTTAACATATTCCTGTTTAATTATTTCTTTTATATTTTGCTGCTCATTACTCATGTATATAAATATATAAAAAAAGCTCAACCTTAACGGTTAAGCTTTAGTATATGGGATGCAAGGTTTTTATATTAATTTTTTATTCCTCTTTCAGCATTATTAAAAAATACTTCCATATCTCTCAAATGTGATTTATATATTCGTATTAACTGTTTTAAAGCTTCTTTATCGTTAATATAATCTTTCTCTGCTTGATATAACATAGACTGATATTCTCTCTCGTCAAAATTACTTTTTTTCTCGTTAATTAATTCTGCTAGTTTAATCATTGTTATTTATTTTGTTATATATAAATATGTAAGAACTCCACCAACCGCAGCTCCAGCTACTTGTATAAAACGTAATTTAATTTTTAATCGTTTATTTTGTTTCCTAAGATCTTCAACCCATTTACCTTGTACTATAAATTTCTCTTGCTCGTTCTTAATACGCTGTTCATACATTATTCCTTTTTCAACATGACTAGCTATAATCTTATCCTGTACGGCTACTTTCTGTTCTGTTAGAGTTAGTTGTTGTGTGGTTAAGTTGTGTATTGCTTTTAAGCTATCGCAGCTGACTAAATCCTTTGCTATTTGTCTTGCAGCGTGGGTTGGGATTTTAATTGTGTCGGGTTGAGATTTAATTTGAGCTAAACTTAGTAATGGACACGCTAATAAAATAAATAATAATTTTTTCATATCAATAATTATATCTTGCTTTAAAAAATGAATCAACTTGTGTTGGTTCATAATTACCTACTTTATCTCCTAAGATTTGATAGTGGTTGATTATTTCTGTCTTCTTAGTTTGGATATTACTAATAGCGTAATCTAGATCATGAATTTGAGATTGATAAGACGCTATAGCACTATCAATTTGCTTTTGTTTAGCAACTAACTCAGCATTAGCTCTATTTAATGAATCGAGAGCGTGTTTGTATTCAAGTGGAATCTCAGGTTTAAAAGTAAAGATCCAAATTAGAACATATAAAAGTCCTAAACCACCTAGAGCATATAAAATAACTTTATAGTTCTTCTTCACCATCAACATTAATTGGTTCGTCATCTATTCCTAATTTTTTAAGTTCATCTTCATCATTTGATTTACGTTTTGATCCTACAGCTGGTAATGTTTTTTCACCTAAAGTGTTAAGAATCATTTTCATAACACCTTTAGTATTTGTAGCTCCAAATTTATATTTATCAAGATCATTTAATACTTTAATATAAGCGTTATAATCTTCATCTTTTAATTCTTCTAAACTATCCACAAGTTTTTGTACTAAATCTGGTAAAGTTGCTTTAGCTGCTTCTTTAGATCTAGTCTGAGCTGCTTTAAAGTCAGCACTTGATAATCCACCTTCTTCAGCTTCTTTAATTTTACCTGTTCTGATAGTAGATTGAGAATATTGTTTAATAATTTTATCAATTAGATCACCATTATCAAGTAACCATTCTCCTGCTCTCATACCAGTTCCTGTAATTTTAGGAGCTTTAATTTTAGCTATATCTTTTTCACTTGGTCCTTCTTCTTCTTCTTCTTCAGGTTTTCCTCTTTTAGTTTTAAGTTTTGATTTACCTATAATAAAATCTTCAGCATCAGAAGGCATTACTAGAACATCATCATCACTTGGTTCTTCTTCAGAAGCAGAAGTTGATGTTGGTTTAGCAGTGGTTGTTTTTAATAATTGATTACGAATATCAGGAGTAAAAGACCAATTAACTCCTGGAGCTGAATTTTTTTCAATATCACTTTTTAATAATTCAACTTCCATTGGACTAATACCTTGTTCTTCTGATTGTTTAATAAAATAATTAATTACTTGTTGTTTTCTATCTAACTTAAAATTACTAGGGTTTTTAATTCTATCTTTAAGTTGTGGAAAATCTGAATTAAGTTTATATTTTTCTTTAGCGGTTCTGGCCATTTCCTTTACAGGAACTTTAATTTTAAGTTTTGCTTCAGTAATAAACTTTTTAAGATCAAAATTGTCTGCCATGTTTAATTGTTGTGTTGTTTGTTAATAAATATTTTAAAAAATGTTATCTAATATAGTATTTATACGATCTCCTGTAGAACCACTTAAAACTACTAGTTTTTTAGGTGGATATAGTGTTAATAATCGTAATATCTCTTGATTTATTTCATTTCTATAATCAGAATTTGTTTCTCTAACACCGTTATCTTCAATATTTGTTCCAACAGGATCAATATAAAATATAACATCATATTGATCTTTAAGTAACATAGATGTTGTTACAAAATTAGATTTCTCATGCAATTTAATAGATTTAGCTAACATTGTAAATGAACACACATCCCAAATTGTCCTATCAGTTATAATATTTTCATGTAATAATTCACTAGAACGTTCAGCTAAAAATATAAGTTGACCATTAATAGTTGAGTCTGTATTTAAAGGAATACCTAAATCTCTTAAATATTTACTACGTTCAGTAGCAAATTTATATTTTTTAAATAATTCAAGTTCAGCTAATTCTTTAACTAAAGTTGTTTTACCAACAGACATTGTACCACAAAATCCTATTTTCATGTTATATAATTTTAATTAGAGACGTGTTTCATATCTTGGATCTTTAGCTGGTGGAATACCATTTGAGTCACGTTTACGATCCATAAATTCATCTTTAGTATATTGAAATCCAAATAACCAATATTCTTTTTTACCATCAGGATGAATTACAGCTGGTTCTTCCCAATTATGCAATTTGCCATTAAGTACATATATTATAGTACCATCTGGTTTTTTTAATCGTCTTACTCCTTCTAATTTACTCATATTTGTTTGTTTATATAAAGATAATTTATTTATTGAGGTTAATTAAACTTTCAGCGACATAAATTCCCTGCGCACCACTTACAGTTATACCACGAGCACTTAACGCGTCTCCAACAAAATGAACATTTGGGTATTCAGTTAATGCTAAATTAGTATAATTTACTAGTGGTTCAGGACTTAAATATTTTACTTCAGGTATATAAATACCAAAATCATCACCAAACTTAAATATTTTATTCATATCTATAATAAAATCCATAATATATTTAAAATAACCATCAAATGCTGGTTCAATAATATGAGCTAATTTATCAGTACTAATTTGATAAGCTGATACTTGTGTACCTTCCGATGTTATTCCTGGTTTGCGAGTTCCACAAGGAGACCAAAATAATCCTGTATGTACTTTAGTATCAGCATTAAATTCAGTAAACTGTACTTTAGAAACTAAATCACGTGACCATTTAAATGGATCTTCAATACCTTTAATCTCCATTAATATACCAAAGTTAGTCATTTGGTTTTCAAATTCCTTACCTTTTTTCGCGTGACCGTTGTAACTAATGTCTCCATAAGTTTCTTCAACAGCCACATATGCGGCGTTATTGTTAGTACAAAATGAACGTAAACTAACATTATCAAATTTCTGATATAATTTAAAATCATAAGATACATCAATTAATTTTTGAAAATATTTTTGTGGTGCTTCAAAGCGAACACCTATTTGAACTGATTTAGGTTCAGTTGGTAGTTTATAATTGTCTGATAGTGATTGAGCAAAGTCAATACCTGATTTACCTACTGCAAATATTAGTTCATCATATGTACAAGGAGTAGCATTTGTGAATACAGCTTGTTTTCCATAGTCTGGAGAGAAAGGATTCATTACGGTATCTAATACTTCAAAATTTAAGCAATTATTCTCAAAATTAATATTAGTGACAGTTGTATTCCATTTAAATTTAACACCTTTATCTAACAAATATTGATACCATGCTTTAGCAATCTCGTGTAAGTAATTACTACCAATATGCCATACAGGAAATAAACGTAATCCAAAGTATGGTTTAATAAAATCTGGTTCAGCTACAGGATCAGAACAGAATATTTCTTCTGGTTTAGGATGGAAACGTCTAAAGTTAGCAATAACTTGATCCATCAATTCCATTGCTTTCTCTTCACCACAATACTTAGATAGTTGACCACCAATAGCAGTATGGTATGTTAATTTACCATCACTCCATCCACCAGCACCTAGCATACCTGTCATTACCTCTTCAGGCAAACGATTATGCGGATCATTTCCTTTATCAATAATAGTAATTAGTTCTCCAGGATATCCATTGTCAACTAATTTAGTAGCCGCATTAATACCTGCTACGCCTGCTCCAATAATAATGATTTTTTTATCCATTCTGGTGTGTTGTTTAATTTATTATAATTTAATTTTTTAATTCCAAGTTTATCTTTAATATAAAAATCTCTATATGCTTTTATAGTATCAGTTTGTTTATATTCATCAGGCATACATTGAGGA